CTCCGATAGTTACCGTGTTATTACCCGGCTCCAACGTTACGAAATCGCCCGTTACGTTTCCGAGTACGGATACACCGTCTATTCGCGCCGTTTCCCGTTCGCCATCGATAACGAGTGTCTTTCCGCTGGCCGCGGCATTATACGTAAGCCCTCCGACCGACAACGTGTTCCAACTACCGGTTATCACGATGCGTGGACGAATATCTTCGTAGCCCCAATTATTCACCGTAATAGTCTGCGGACTAATAACCGTAAATGACCACGCTGCGTCGAGCGTAATTTCTTCGTCTAGCACAACGTCCGAATCGAGAATAACGTTATCCGACTCCGTTGTTGAATACGAATAAGGATCGGCCGCCTTAAACGTAACGCGGATTTCGCCGTACTTGCCGATTTGCTCTACCGCCATACTTCCCGTTAGCTTGGCGTTAAAAAAGCGGTCAGGCACGTCGTCAAATACGAGTACACCGGCCGCCTTCGGTTTGAGCCACGATAATATCTGCGACTGCCGCCGCTTAAAACTTCGCTCGTCCGGATCAATATCGAATACGACTTCGATTTCCCGTTTGCCGAGCTCCGTTCCATAATCGATAACGCCGTCAAGCCCCGCGACTGTATCTTCGTTCTCACGAAGCTGCGGACTTCCTACGTTATAGCGGAGTAGGCGCGCGCCAAACTCCGAACAGTGCCGTCCTTTATACGCAAAGCCATAAGACTGTTCCGTCAAGTCCGCCTACTCCCCTTTCGTAAATTGATTACGTATCATGTCCGCGACTAAATCGTTGCCGGTACGTCCGAGCGCCCTTACGTCGATTTCGTCCTCCATTACGGTGTCGTGCATCTCTAGTCCGACGAGCTTGTCTATTCTGACGTTAGTATCGCCTTTTCCGCCAGCCTTCGCCGCTAATAACGAATCAAGTTGCCCCGGCGTGAATACGTACTCATTGCGTCGTAAAATCGCGGTTAATTCGTCCGGCATTAAACGATCACCGACGGAGAAATTACCTTGTCCGACGATTCCTCCCGTATGGAATAACGGTATATTATCGCCCGTTAGCCACTTACCGCCTTTATACGTAGCGCCTATCGATTGACCTAACGATTGATTCTCCGCTGCTAGTTTCGCCCGTCCTGCCGCATCCGCTCCGTGCCATGCCGCCGCGTTCGCCTTCATCTGCGCTACAACCGAAGCCGAGCTACCGGACGTACTTACGCCTGCCATAATCGAATCGTACTGCGCTTTGAACGTAATTAATTCGGATAGGATCGCTGCATTCGTCGAGGTGAACGCCTTTAATCGCTCATTTTCCGTTAGTTGATATAACTTGATCGCGTCGCCGTTGAACGTTTCGAGCGCGTCTTTCATATCGTCGTAAAACGATTTAATATCGTTCTCCTGTTCGTCGAGTGCTTCGAGTTTGGCGTCGCGTTCTTCTTCGAGTGCCTGGCGCTGATCCTCTACGTCCATTTCGCGGAGCTGTTCGAGTAGTTCCGCATAATGTTTCCTACCGCGTTCTGATGTAGCCCCGGCATACCTTGCAGCTTCCGCCTCTAACTCGGCCCGGTCGCGCGCACGTTCTCCACTATCGATCTTACCGAGCTGTTCGTCGTAGAATTTATTTAACGCCTTTCTGCGTTCGTCCAGCGCTTTAAGCTCGGCGTCCTTCTGCGCTTCAATCGATTTAATCGTAGCTTTAGCAACGTCAGCGGCTAACTTCTCCGCCTCTTTCTGCGCTTGCTCCGTTTTACGAATATGTTCCACGCGCAAACTATATAAACGGTCGTCAGCACGCTTATAGTATTCGGAGTCTTTATCGTAGCGGTTACGTACGCGAGTCCAGGCGGTGAGCTGCATATCCGCGATAGCGTCCGCACTCTCGCCAGCTAACGTCATTTCACGCGTTTTCTGTTCGATCCAATTCGCCGAAGCTTCGAATTGACGTTTCTCCGCCTCTTTACCGCGCTTAACGTCGGCTGCAGCTATCTGTTCTTTTAGTTGATATACGCGGACTTCTGCATCGGTACGAATGTCGTAATACTTTTCGTACTGTTTCTGCAACTTTTGAAGTGCGGCAAGCTCCTGCGCTTCCGTCATCTTATTTAAGTCGCGTCTATACTGGATATATTTTAACGATGCTTGATACGCCTCCGCTGCGATTTCCTCCGCTGTCTTTTTACGTGGAGTCGACTTGCTACTCTTAGGTTTCTTCTTGTCCGAGGTGTCCGTTACAGTTCCCGTAGTTGTTCGAAAGGCGTCCGGCCCGATAACTAAGTCGTTTAGTAGCTTATTCGCTTCGTTAATCTCGAATTGTGCCGCGTTTACTTCGTCCTGCAGCTCGCCTTTACGATTCTCGAACATACGATCAAGCATACCGCCCATTAATCGTGTTGCTGGCGTATCAATGACCGGATTTCGCGTTTTCTCTACGTTCTCGATTTCCGCCATTGCCTGCTTCGCAAGTCTAACGCGCGTTTCCGCCTCAACCTTCGCGGCTTCAATCGTTTTCTTAGCTGCTTCGATTGCTGCGTTTACGCGGTTTTCTTCACCTACGATATAGTCGTCAAGTGCGTCTTTGTTTGCGATGTGCCAGCGGTTTTCCTCGTCAAGCTGCGTCAATAAATCGGGATACTCTGCTTTCAAGTCGCGGACAACGTTCGCTAGTTGCTGCTTTTGTTCCTCCGATAACTTCTCGCGGCTGTTTAACTCGTCGTATTGCGTAGACAATTCCTTTAGACGATTAACTGCGTCGACATTTTGAATGTTTGCCTGCTGCTGTTGGCGTGTTAACTCCACAAGTGCGCCGAGCGATTCGTCGAGCTTCTTATTCATCGACGTTAGCGCAAACTGTGCGAGTTCGGTCGACGCATACCCCATATCTTTTAGTTCTTTTGTGACCGCCTTAATCGCGTCGCCAAGCTCGAACATACGATGCGTATTCTCGACCGATCCAGCGCCGTCCAACGCTCGTTTTTCCAACGAAGTATACTCGTCCATCAACGCATTATATCGTTTCATCACTTCTTCAAGTGTTGCCGCTTGTTCTTCCATTTGCTGAAACTGATTAGCGTTAAGTAGTCCGTTCGTTTTCGCTAGTGCTGCGTTTAACGATTCTTGGCTCGCTGCAAATTCGCGTGCTGTTTCGCTGGCCGCCGTAGCACTCGCCGTATATGCTGCGATACCGGTCGCCAACGCTCCAATCGCTGTTATCGCCCAACCAACCGGACCGAGCGCCGTATTAAGGCCACGTACTGCAACGCTTAGAATACCGATTGCAGACGCTAAAGCCATCGCGCCGGCCGTTACTGCACCTATTGTCGTTACGACTTCCTTGTTCTGCGACGCCCAACCGGTAAAGTCTTTAATCATCGTTGTCATTTCGGCTGTCGTACGCTCAACCGCTGGCAGGAATGCTTCGCCTAGCTCAACGCGTGCTGCTTCGATTGATTTACGGAACGCGTTATTCGTACCGGTATATCCGTCGAGCGCAGTTTCTGCATTGCCAGTGAATATAGACGCTTCTTGCATCATACCGTTGTACGCGGCTTGTGCTTTTTGTGCTTCGGTTAGCTTTCCGGCAGAAGTGCCTATCGATTTAGCATAGTTATCGTACATTACGGATAGGTTCGTTGTGATCCCCGCGGCATCGGTCAGCGTCGAATTACCGGCCTTAATACCTTGCATCGCAACGACGACGGCTTCTCCCCACTCGTAATGCGCCTCGCGGTTGTATGCGGCAGCATCCGTCAACGTATTAATGAGCGCTACCGTTTCGTCGATCCCGTAGCCTGTCGCAAGGCCTGTTTTAATCGCGGTTGCCACTTCCGTTAACGATAGTACGCCACGATTAGCAAGCTGCTCCGTCGCCTGCGTCACTTTGTTTATGTCTTGGTTAAGCGCGCCGGCTACCTGTCTAACGCCGGATAACGCGGAGCTTAATGCGTTCGCCTCTTTAGCTAACGTTGATACCGTATTAGTAAGTTTGCCGAGTGCCGCCGTCGATCCGACCGCCGCAAGTACCCTACCGAAATCGTCCATCGTTACTTTCGTCCGCTTAATTTCTTCGCCCATATCGCGGAAGCTGCTCGACGATTCCTTCGCTTTCTTAGCCGTCGATTCAAGCTCCGACTTAATCTCGGTCATCTTACGTTTACCGTCCGCTATATCTAATATAAAACTGGCACGTATCGACCCGACGTCTGTTGCTCCGCCTGCTCCGTTCATACGTTACCTCCTTCCGATCTTATTTCGTAGGCTACTTAATGCGTTCCGGTCCAAACGTTCCGGCTCCGGCCGTGCATCGGTCTTGCCTACGTAAAGCCCCGATTTCAATTCGTCTACATACCGCGCGTATACGTCTTTATCCGTCGTCTGTGCGACCGTTAAGCTTTGCAACGTATACAGCCGTTCCTCGGCGATTTCGTGCGTACGGAACTGTATTAACATCGGAATGTCAACGAGGTAATACTCCGTTTCCAATGCTCGCTGACTAACGCCAAGTCGCACGGCTGACTGCGCGAGCCATTCGTCAAATGTTAACCGTTGAGATTGCCGCCCTGTACCGGCTTCGCTGGACTGACTGCGGATAGGACGGCGCGGAAGTTTTTTAGCGTTGTCGCCAAATCGTTACGCTCGAGCGTGCGTGCGATGAACGTTGTGATTTCGTCAATACCGGCATTCTCGCGGATATACTCGGCGTCAACGTCCGTTAGTACCGAAATGACTTCCACGATTTCGTCGAGTGCGATGTCAACGCCAATTAGCGCTGTCGATATGAAGTCGCCGTTACCGCGGGACTCTACGATACGAGCGATGATTTGCGGTAGCGTCTCGATACGTCCGAATAGTAATTTATACTTTGCCGGAGTCAGCTTCGGAATTTCGACGAGTTTATCTCCGAGGAATACTGAATTTTCAGCTGTGCCTACTCTGCTGCCGGCCGATTTATTAAAGAAACGTGATATCACGATTGTTTTCGCCTCCATAAAAAGGATAGCGCTGTTATAACGCTATCCTTTCGTCAATTTATCGTTTTTATGGCGTTGCCGTTGCGGTAGGATCACCGAAGGAAATTAAGCCGTTCTCTGCGTCCTCAAATGCGCGGAATGTTACGTTAGTGATAAGCTCGTTATCGTAGCTGTACGTATAGTTAAGATTCGTCTGTGCTGCGGCTTTGTGGAGCGTTACGATATCGTCCGCCGATGCACCGGAATCTAGCGGTTCCAGTTGCACTTTCTTCGCATATTTGAATAAGCGTTCAACTTTCGCCGCGCTTACGTCTACGCGCTTTTTCGTCGCGTCCGTTCCATCAACTACGAGTACCGCGCCTGGAATAACTGCCGCAAGTTTCTCCAAATCGTTTTCTACGACTGGAACGGCAATAGTCGCTGTACGACCGGTGATGATAGCGTCCGCCGGCGATGTTCCGAGTTGATCTACGTTAATATCTCGCGTAGTTTCTTCGTACGTTAATACTACGCCGCCCTGCGTCTGTTCGAATACGATAGGCTCCGTGCCGCCTACGTCAAACGTTACCTTACATGGGCCGAGCTTAATTGTCTCTGCATTTACTGCCATTGATAAATTCCCCCTAATATTTAGTAAGCGCAAAAAGACCGCAAAGCCACCGGCTCCACGGTCTATCTCGTTCTTTGTCCGTTAATATACGTCAATGTAAAGTTAATACTATACATCGGTCGGTTGTTCTCGTCTAATCCGAGATATAGCGGAACCGACTGATCCGCGAATGACGACGATACTTTCTGCGCACCAATCGCCCAATTTAACCGCCTGTGGAACGCAGTAAACACGGCCCACGCGCGTTGTTCCGCGGTCACACCGGACTTTGCACGTACGACAACTTGTAACGTCGGTCGCTGTTTCGGCGTCCATTCCGAAGGCCCGAAGCCTCCGAATAGCCGCACATAACCGCAATCGTCCGGCGCGTTCGTTGGAAATTCGTTCGCATAATACGTATAAGGCGCCGCTGCGTTAACGGCTGTCCTTACGTCATTAATCGATATCAACCGTTCTTCACCGCCTTGCCTATCGCGTTAGCAATCCGCTGTCGGTACGTTTCGGCGTTCTTTTTTAACGGCTCTGATAGAAACTTTGGGCGTGTGTTTTCGGTCGTTGGATTCTTATACTCACCCATTTCGTGTACTTTTAAGGCGTAATTGAATCGTCCGGCCGCGCCCTTTTCTACTGCCGAATAGTAGACGCTACCTTCTACGGTATTTCCGGTTGAAATTGTCTCTTGCCACGCTGAATTACGTAATGTACTTTTACGTAATGGTGCTATATTCGTACTCTCCGCTAATAAATCGTCCATGCAGTCGCCCATTTCCTGTTTAGCCGCCGCTTCCTCTTGCGCAAGCTTCCGCTCCAAGCCGTTTAACATTTCGCTAAAGTCGAAGTTTATGCCGTTATTCCTACTCATACGTACACCACCGTTAATATCGCCTTACCGTTTAACCACCGTTTGCGCGCGACATTGTGCGGCTTATATCGAGTCGTTGTTCCGCTTTCGTCTACGTACTCAAACTCGTGGCTTGCGGTTACTGGCGCATATTTATCGAGGAATATTTGCGCGGATGATACGACTTCGGCTCCGTGTTGATTACGGACGGTTTCGACGTTCTCTTGATAGCGGCATTTCAGCGTAAAAGGCTCGACCGGCGGCGCAGGATTCCACGGATCGTAAGCGTCGTCGGCCGGCGGGTAAACAGTGACGGTCTGTCTTAACGGTATCCACGCCATATTACAACACCACTCCCTTCCGTCATAAGACTGTCCATTTCACGGCGCGACGACTAAGCGTAGCCCCGCCGTTTGCTTCCGAAATCAAGTCGAGCACCGTATCGCTAATCCACGCGTCAAGTCCGGATTTCGCCCAATCCTTAAACGTAAAATTCGCCACGCCGTTAAGCCCGAAGCTGGCGACGCCGTGCTGTTGTAGTCGGTTCGTATCGTTAAACGCGATTGCTAATTCGTTTGCATATTCGTATACCGCCTCGTCCGGTATCGTATATCGAGCGTACTTGGTCGTGAGCTTGCGATGTGCGACGTTAATTATCCGTAATTTTTTCGCTTCGTCAGCGTCAAGCCAATCCTCGTTATCGACACAGTTAAGAACGATATAGTCGTCTGCGTCCGTTATATTTACCGCCATGTTTCCACCTCCCGTTATTTTGCGGAGGCTTTCGGCTTACTAGCGGCTTTAGCTGCCGGTTTCGCCGCGTCCTTTACCTCCGGTTTATCTTCGTCCTTTGCCGGCTCCTGCGCCGGCTCATCAACGCGAACTGCGTCGCGTACCTTCGTTAATACCGCGATCACCTTTTCGTCGTCGGTCGTAAATTCACCGTTCGAAAACTTGTGTTTACGTCCGTCAACGTAGAAGGCGAGTTCGCGGTACTTCGATTGAAATACCGCCAAGTCTCGTCACTCCTTCACTTCGGATCTGTTATTATGACTTAATGCCTTTAATGCGAGCGTGCGCTGCTTCTTGATGTAGTTCGATAGTGTATTCACCAACGATTTGTCCCGCGTAGTAGTCGCCTTGCTTGCCCAGGTATTCGTGCGCAAAGTCACGACCTTGCAGCGGACGAATTTTAATACGGTTTTTATCTACGATCATGATTTCGTCAGATGCTAGGTTATCGTTGATGGAGACAGGAAACTCGCCGAAATCAGTTGTTAGATAGCTAACAACCGTTCCACGGCCACTATCCCCTCTTTCAATCGTTACCGCATCAGTACCGAACTTACCGACAGCGCGTTTCTGTTTTGCCGGCACCATAATTTCGTATTGACCGCCCGTTTTGAAACCGCCTTTACCGTAGATGTCCTGCAGGGAATCGGTAATAACGTCAAGAGTTAGGTCGTCAGTACCGCTTAAGTTCGTTACGTTAGTCGTAATGAAGCTGCGTAAACCGCCCATTTGACGAACGTTTCCTGTATCGAATTTGATACCACTAATTGCTGCTTTTTCAAGCTGTAACGCAAGTTCAAGCAATTTTTTCGATTTCTCGTACTCGTACAGGTTGTCGATGCCGTAATTGCTAACTGCCGCCGCCGTACCGGAGATAGATACAGTGTCATCGAAAATTTGCGTAATGTTGCTACGTTTAACGCGCGCTTTCGAACGTGCCGCGCGAGCGTCCGCACCCTCTACGCCTTCTACGAACAATACTTCGACTTGAGCGCCAACGTCCGCAGCAGCCGCAGTTGTACCGGCATATCCGCGCTGTACCGTTAGTGTTTTCGTACCTACGTTAACAGCCGTTACAAGCAACATTTCCTCGCCAACTTTGATTACTTGGTTGACGCGGAATGGTTCAGCGTCCGCAACTACAAGCGCTGTAGCCGAGTCAGTTAGCGCCGTCGCAACTGTGGATTCCTGCTCGAACATAGAATCTTCGTACCAAATATGTTCTGTCTGATTCACAGACTCACCGAAGCCCAGCATCGAAAGTAATGGCGTTTGGTATGGATTAAGCAGCAATAGTTGATCCGTGACTGATTCGCGTTTTCCGATTAGTGCGCCCGATAGAATTTTACTCATTGATAAATTCCCCCAATTTTATTGTTTTTGTATATAGAAAAAGCGCCCCGCAAATAGCAGAACGCTTTACCTAACCTTCCAATTCTCTTTTCAATAGCCCGTACGCTGCCATATCCTCGATACGACCGGTACGTTTCGCCTTGTCCGCGGCTTCTTTTAATCGTTGTTCCTTCGTTTTCTCACCGTTTGGTGGCGGATTATTTGCGCCTCCAATATCGCGCGGCTTCGTTTTCTCAACGAGGTACGGTTTCGATTCAATCAACGCCTGTACCGCTTCTTTAACGCCCGTAATATCGTCGCCATCGAACGACACCCCGCTCTTGTCTAATAGCGTAAATGCGTCATCTACCGCGTCCTTACGAATATTTAACTCGATAGCTAGTGACTTAAACTCCGATTTAAGTAGGCGTTGATTTGCCGCCGTTAACACCTGCTCGCGCGCCGCTTCCGCTTCTTCCGCCAGTTTCTTAGCGGCTTCGACTTCCGCTTGTAACCGCTCCTGTTCGGACATTTGCGCCTGCTTACGTTCAGCCTCCGCCTTTTCAAACTCTGATAGCTTCGTTTTTACATCGTCATAGTCAGCGAATTTCTTCGTTTCGCGGGCGAGACGTTTCGCGATTAGCGCGTCAAGTTCTTCCTGCGTGAACGTTAGCGGTTTAGGATCGTCATTTCCCCCAGCTTCGCCTTTATCATCGACTGCACCGCCGCCCTCATCGTCACCTTCCGCGAATAGTTGAATATTAAGCGGTAATACGTATTTATTTCGTTTTTCATGCGTCATAATTTCGTTACCTCAGCCGATTAACGTCCGTCGACGATATATTCCGTTTAGTTTAACGACATAACGTACGGTCGGGCTTGCGCCTATTCTTGCGGATTTCTAACCGGTAAAACTACGTGCTTACAGTTCGGATGGAATATTTCGTTACGCGGTAGGTCGCCAATATACGGATATTCGCCGGGCGCCTCCGGTACTAGCTTTACGATTTTACCTTCGTATTTGCGGCAGGCATCCGTTGCGCCATGCGACGATATCCGCCCATACATAACGCCGCGTGATACGGCTTCGTTAACCCGTACGTCACGAGCGGTCGCTGCCGTTTTCGTCCGTACGACCATATCGACGTATACTTCCGGTTTCCATCGGCGGCCGGCTGCGTCGATAATCCCCGTTTCGACCGCCTTACCGAGTTCCGCCCGCATGTTGGACAGAATGTCCCGGCTTATCGTACGTCGACCGTTAATACCCGCCGCCATATTCGCACGCATCGAATCCGCGGTAACTTTGCGGATGGTCGAACGAACTCGCCGGTCGATATTATGCGTCACAGCGAGTAAATCCGCCTGCGTATCCTCAATCACCGCGTTAACTAGCGTCTGATTCATACGACTAAACGTCATGACTTCGCGCGCTTCCCGTAACGTCTTAGCCGCGCCAACCGCTACGACCGTCTCCGCAACCGACTGCCGTGCGACCTCCGGTATATGTTCCGCGACCCATGCCGCAGATTCTTCGTTTAACTCGCGTAGGATTCCGGCGACTTCGCGGAGAGTAGCTTCCGTAACCGCCCGCGACATATCCGTTAAATCCAACGATAGCAGCTCGGCGCGGATACGTTTAACAGCGTCCTTATACGCTTTGACTAACGTTTCGATATCGCGTTCGGTCATTACGCATCAGCTCCTACGTCGCGGTTAAAAACAGACGAATCAACGAAGCCCGCCGCCTTTTCCTCCGCTTCAATCCGCTGCGCGATTTCGTCCGCCTGCATATCGTCGTAAGCGTCCATGCGTTTAATAGCGGACTTAACGTCGAGCGTCGGCTTGTTGCCGGTACGAATCTGATAAATCTCCGCTTCTTCCTTTTCATTCTTCGGAATGCCGTCGCGCCAGTTAATTTTCGGATACACCGGATCGTATGGCGTAAATCCTTCTACGCCGTCGTTTGCGTAGTTTTCGAGTACCATCGCAGTCCACAACGCATCTCGGAGTGCCCGGTCAACGTGCGTTCTGATACGTTTAACCTTCGATAAAATCGGCATGAACCGCGCTTTAATCGCCGCGCCGTCCGTGTGCGACGTTCCTGTGCCGCCTTTATCGGAGCCTGCGATAACCGTACCGAATAGCCACTGCGGCGTTTCGGATTCAACGAATACTATCGATAGGAGCATGTCCAGCTCCTTGAATGCTGCGTCTAATTCGCCGCTCCACGTCATATAGCCGGGCGTTACGTCCTCTTTACCGACCGGAATATATTTACCGCCCCAACGTACCGCATTGCCGTTACTATCCTCGTCGTCTCCGATATCGTCCGGACCGTACGCAATAGGATCGGCGTGCTTCCACAGGATATAGTCGATTTGTACGATACGGTCGTTAATCGCCGCCAGTACGGATTCCAGCTTTTCGATACCGCCAATGCCCCGCCAATCATCGTCGACCGATTTGTATGGTACGTGGAATATTAGCGGACGGTCGGCGCCTGTTTCTACAACGTTAGTTTCACGCCCCGTCGGTACTGCGTCACCAATCGTAAACGTCGGTATCGGCACACCAAACGAATTGTCAACGCCAGTCGCGTACGCCTTGTAACGTTCATATACGATATAGCCCGGTAAATGGCGTTCTACGTTCAGATACGGTACTTCGTCCTTACCTTCGTCAACCCATTCGATATAGGCGACGTTAATTGCACGGAATTTCTTACGGGAACCTTTCGCCAGTTCCGGAAAAACGTAGTTTGCGTCGACCGCTTCGATAATTGGCTCCGGCTTAACGTCGGTTGGAATCGGAAGGCCGGCGGATTCTAACGCTGAGTAATCTTGCCGCGGCGCATAATACGTTTTATACCACGCGTCGCCACGGATACCGGCGCCGATTACCGATTCGTGTACGAGCTGTACAATATCGTTTTCCTCTACGATACGATTAAGCGCCTCTTGCTCGGCCGTGTCGTCGCGCTCGCCGGATTCGAACGTGGGCGGATCGCCAACCATTAAATCGCTGGGCTTCGAAATAATTACGTCCATCAAGTTAACGGCGATGTATAGTTTCGATAACTGCGCGGCGGCCGGCGTATCTTTTAGTAAATCCGATGCACGTTCGTAGACTTCGTATAGGCGGCCGTCGAATATCGCTCGGCTGCGTTTATACTTCGCGAGCCGTTCAATTTCGGATGCCGGCGGGTATTGACTCCCCTTTTCAAACAACTTTCCCATAAGTCACCTCCTTGTTGGCGGTATGTGCATCCTTGAAAACTAAAAAATCTTCCAGTGAGGGACTATCACCGAAAGATTTGTGAAATTCTATATGGATGCTACGTAAAAGAGGAACACCTTCGACCTCTTCGTGTTTCTGAATGAATAATTTGCATATTTGATGTAGTTCTGTCGTGGTGTAATCATTTATCTTGTCACGTACGTCTAGCCCTAACTCTGCTAGTGTCTCATCACGTATAATGTGAAAAGGCTTTGTTAGGTGGTGTATTTCTATCTCTTTACTATTTACTCCAGTTATTGCACATCGGTAACCATACTCTTTTAACCACTTTAGTTTCCATTCGGTAATTTGCTGACGTAAGTATTTTCCTAGCGCACTAGTTCCTCCTCGCCAAAAAGGACTTCCGCTCCCCGAGATGGCTTTGATTGTACGTTCTCTACCACAATGATAACAACCGTATCCTTGCTTTAAGTCTGAGTATGTGATTGCAGAAACGAAGTCTTGATGTTTGCTACACACGTACCTCAACTTTTGGCTAGAATTATTATATTTATCAAGCAATGTATACCCTTTTTCATTGAAAGCCGCTATTACAACTTCTTCGGGTAATCGCATCTGTTCGCTTAACTTTTCATATCCGCAATACCGGCACCCTTGCCCACTCATAAGCCTATTCACTGTAATTTTAGTCTCTTTTTCTGGGTGTTTTGGACACTTAAATAGCAGCGGTGTCGCATTGTTCTTATATTCACTTTCCAGAAGAACGTAACCCCTCTCCGCAAACCTCCGC